TGCCGGTTGCCGTGCGCCTTGGAGGCTTCTGCAAACGGTTTATGGCCAGCCCAATGGGCATGACTTCATTTGCAATAAAATGGTAGATGCCCGTTCGACTAGCCCAGAATAGGCCAGACTCGGTAGACACAATGCTTTTCTCTGAGTCGCAACCAACACCCTCCCACGTCTCCTCTATGTCAAAGGCAATGGGGTCAATCACGTATATCCTGCTAGCAGAGAATGCATATACGCGGCCTCCGTACGACACCAAGGCGGTTGGCTTGCTTGGCAAGACCAGATACTCTCGGCTCCAGTCAAAGGTGTTGTACCTAAACGGCTTAGACCTAAACAGCCAAGTGTCCACATCCTCTAGCTCCTCTGACCAGCAGTTGCCGATGATGTGATAGGCGTTGGATATGCAGGACGTGGCCCAGTGGATGTTCATGTTATCCAGTGTGGCAGCGTACCCGGTGTTCTGCTCAAAGGTGTACGTACCCGGCAAGCTGTCTAGCACCCACAGATATATGTAGTTGCCATCTTCCGCGAAAGAAACTGAGCTGCCGAATGTTGGCTGCTCTTGAAACCAAGTCGTAACGCCAGGCTCGTTGTACAGGTTGTAGAAGTTTATAAATGCTGGCTCGGACTCCTGAGCCTTGCCAGATTCATCCGTGAATACCTCTGATCGATATATCTTGACGCCTGTGACCCTGCGATTTAGGGTTGGGAGTGAGGATCCGCTGTTGTCGGAAAGGCGAACCTTGAGAAAAAAGCCAAACTCCTCGATGCCCTCGGCAGGTGTTCTTGCGTTGAGGCTCGCCGTTCCTCCCCCACTAGCCGTTCTCCAAGCAGAGGACGTAAACGTAAAGTCTGGTGATCCGCTGTTATACGCTGGTCGATTGCCCATGATATACAGCTTGTCCTCATTCGTCGCCTCGTTGGCTATGCGGACATAATCTGCATTGTACTCGCCCTCAAACGCCTTTCTGCTTTTAAGCTGTATGCTATCCTTGGAAAGGCGCATCTCCATTAGGAGAGCAACTGGCGCCTCTTGGCTTCCATCATAAACAGCGCTGGCATAGTACCTGTATGCCCTTCCTATCCTAAGGTTGGCATTGGTCGAGTCGTAAGAGTTTACCGAGTCAAGAACCGTGGTGCTGGCGCTGGTGGTATTGCTTGCTGGCGGGAGGCCAATGAATACACGGTCAGTTATTGTCCCGGCTTCACTAACGCACCACCCAAAGGCATCGCTTGTGATGGTCGCATCTTCTACCAGATAGTCACCGGACGCTATGCTTTTGTTTTCATTGCCGCCAGTTATGTCGGCTTGTCCAGTGTACACCTTGCCAGCCCAAAGCGGCTTATCGTCTGACGAGCTAGTGCCACCCATCCCAACGTGTATAGCCTGACCGGACGAAGCCATGGCAGGGGTCTTTCCGTTCGTTTGGCTACTGGTCAACTCAGCCGTAACGCTTTTGTTGTCGTGGTCAAACGAGATAATCTTTAGGTCTCCACTGACTGCGTCATAAGACACACCAGTGTTGCCGTCCTCAAACAGCTCCACTTCTGCCCCGCCAGCGTGCTCGCCGGCATACTCTTCGTCGTCAGGCAACCCCACAAAGCTGGCGTCCTGCGTTACGATGTCAAGGTTCTCTGCGTAATACGCTGCGCCCTCGGGAAGGTCGTGGGCGTCAGTTACGCCAATAACGCCGTCGAAGCGCTTAATGTGTACTCTTTCCTTAGGCATGGGCTAGCTGGTTTCGTGCTAGCATAAGTTACGAAATATAGACCCAACTATCGCACGCGCCTATTCAGCCAGCCATACACAAATCGCTCGTCCTTTTCTCGCTTCTCTGCTAGTGTTATGTAGTGATGCCCCTGAAGGCTGTCTATTGCCTTCACAAGGACAGCTGAGTCACACCTGAGGTGCAGGTATGCCGAAAGCGCCTCGAGCGTCTTGGGGCCAATACGGCCGTCTGGCACGAGGTCGTCATAATGCTTGCCCTGATTGTTCAGGACGGACAGGGATCTTTGCAACCACTTGGACGCCAGCGCAGTCCCAACATTAACACCTGCGTCGAACAGCTCCTTGGCTAGTTTTTCGTCTAGGTCGGCTACGCGGTGGAAGTTGGGCTTAACCCAATACTCCTTGTAGTATATCTCCTTGGCTTTCTCGAGGGGCAGCTGCCTCATGTCGCCATGGTATCCGTTCTTCTCGGCAACAGCCTTGGTAATACCATACATGGTTGCACCGCCGCTGTCGGCAGCGTCGTCACTAAACAGGCCCTCGCTCTCCAGCGTATGAGCCAGAACATACGAGAATACCGCGTCGGTCATTTGCGCTTCTTGGCTGTCTTGGCGGATTGCTTAAAGTTTGCCGCCGTTGGAGCACCCTTGCTGCCCGGCTTGCGCATCTTCTCTCCGCTACCCGCTTTGATTCGAGCACGCTTGGCGTGGATGTTGGCGTACAGCCCTTTTTTCTTTGCTGGCATAATAAACAAAGCCCGGCCAACCAAAGCGGCTGACCGGGCATTTAGTTATCCGTTGTTGTCTTCGGTCTGGGGCTTACCCTCTGGGATAAACATAGCTGCTACTGCAGCCAGCGCCGTGACGGCCTCCCATACAACCTGAAGCTCTTCAACCCCGATGGGCAGGAACTGGGCGATGATAGCAAGACCAGCCCATGTAGATGCCTCTTTGAGGCGGTTGAGTAGTGTTTTTACCATTTGTTGATTCGCTGTTGGTAGCGTCGTTGGTGGCTTGATGCCGTTGGTCGGAAGCTGCTCCGGCTTCAACGGTGTGATTTTCTTGATGTCCATATTACCACATCTTGCAGGACCAGTACCGTGCGGTAAACTTGTCCTTGGCTGTGTGGCAGCGGTGTCTGGCACGGAAGCTCTTGCGCCGCTCGGGAATGTCTTTCTTGATGGTCATGTTCGGATCACCAAAGCGAACCAGCTTGACCTGATCTCCCTTCTTGGCTAGGACAGCAAACTTCTTGCTTGCTCCCGGCGTGCGCTTGGGCTTGTTGAAGCCAGAAAAGGTTTCGCCTGCATACTGCAGCTTGCCGCTTGGCGTTCTCTTTACTTTGCTGGCGCTAGGCATGGCTTATAAGCATTGCTGGTAGGGCTGGTCTTCCATCTCCGCTACCTGAAGACACGTCATCATCCGTATCTCTCTCTCCAGCGAGGCCATCTTGTCCTCTATAGCGCCGACGCTCTCCTGCATGCGGATGTCTGCCGCCTCTAGGGCTGTTACCCGCTCGGGCAGATTCTGAAACCCAGACAAGGCAAAGCCAATGGCGATAAGCCCGGCAATGCCAATCAGGACAGCCCTTCCCGCCTTTACTGTGTCTGCTGTTTGTTCGAGAGCGTCAATCATCTTTGCGCTTGTTGGCATTGGTGCTAGCACAATATACCAAACATGTTAGTTGTTGTCATCAGGAGAAATCAGCCACGAGATGAAAGATTCTTCTTCCCCGGTAACACCGTCGAATGTCTCTGTGTATCGCTCTGGAATGAGGTACGGCTCAATCTCGCACGACTCCTCCTTGAGGAACTTCTCAAATCGCTCGCGGAAGCCGGAGTCGCTCGTCGGCAGGCTTCCATTTATATCCCAACCATTGTCTTGCGCATCAGCCTGAAGCCACTCACGAATGTCTTCGATGCACTCGCTCATCTTCCTAAGGTTGCGCTTGATGGCGTACTTGACTTTTCCGACGGTTGACGTCTTGTAGATCTTCTCTAGAACTCCCTGTGCGTTGAACACGAGGATATATGGAACCTTCATTTTTGCTGCTGCTAGTTATGTTAAGGTGTTTCCCAAGGCATGCCGCCAACAAACTTGTTGATGCTGGCTTTCTTTGCATCAAGTCGATTCTGCAATTCCTGCTCAATCGACTCTTTGTTAATACGTCCAAACACCCACGCAAGGACGGCATCCTCGGTAAGGCTTTCAAACGGAACAAATCCATCTGCTGATGGGTCGGGCTGGAACTGGGCCTGACCCGTTTCCTGCGGATTGATGTGGTGAGTTTTATCGCCAACCACATAGTCCTCAGAGATGGAGGCTTTCCAGTAAACGATAACTACGCCGCCGTCTTCTGCATGACGGATCATGTTTTGTACTTCCCAAGTAGCCATTTTTAGCCCATTTTTTTGAAGAATCGAACAGTGAAGATAACGACGTCACCAGCGTTAGATGTAGACCCGTTGTTGAAGGCTACCCGAAAGTACGGATATTCTGGCTTCCAGCCTGTGGGTGTGCCTGCTGTGGTCGGATCTCCAGTAAAAGTCATCCCGCCTCCACTTGTTACGAAAGGGAGTGCAGACAACGCTTCTGTGCCATCGGGATAATTATTAAAATCGGTATTGGCTGGGTCAACAGAACCCATAAGTTTCCACTGGTTTGTCCCAGTCAAGCTCTCGCTTTCTGCGGCAATAGACATGTAATGCCCAGATGGATAGTAAAACCAAGGCGAATACTTCCAGCCAGTAGTGCCTGTATCTGAAGTAAAGTCCACCTGAATATACTCTTCTCCCGCTGGGTCGGTTATGTATTTAAGTGTTGCCATGTCTATGCGGTTGTTGTAACGCGGTTAACGTAACCATCAGTCTTGGTGGAGTATGATGCCTCTACAGCTGTTTTATCAGCTGCTGATGACTGCCGTATTGGCTGGCTTGTTTCTGTCTTCGACCTTCCAGACTTTGCAACTTCACCAATATCAACGCCGCCGTACCCCGGTTCATAAGCGCCTTTTCCACCAGCTGATACCGCCGGGGACAGATGGTGGAATATCATGTTTGAATAACTGCTGCTGCTGCCTACGTAAATGCTTTGTGTAACTATGGCGTGCCAGTCCTTGTGAACAGAAAAGTGATCGTACCCATTCATTGATATGCCAGCGATATTGCTAGGAGTGCCAAATGGCGTGTATTGGCTTATTTCACTGGTTGAGGAACCAGCAGTAATGTCATAGGCGTAAGCAGTGGTGGTGCTGTCTCCTGCGATCACTTGGTACGGAAAAGATAAGTTACCCCCAGCACTTCTTGGCCACGGAACAAAGCACACAGTAACCATAATCGCGCCGATACTGGTGTCACTGTCATAGGAGTCAAAGCTGCTTGCCCCAACCCTATGGTAATTCATTGTTGCCACGCCGTTTGATGGGTAAACAAGCCAGTCATATCCCGTGCCTGTGTCGGCATTAGGTATAAGGTCCATGGTTTGCTGGCCATAGGATGGATTCGGTGGAGAAGCAAGTGAGCTTGAAGTGTTATATGAAATGCTATCTGTTGTTATGTCAGCAGCATACAGGTTAGTTCCAGAAAAATAGTAGTGTAGCCCAGTAGATGCGAGGTATTTTGGCCTCGTACCTGTTGTGGTAGCATCAAAGTTTAGGAAGCCTGTGGGGGACCCATCGGCTGTGCCAATCACGGCATTATTTGACAGAGCGCCTGTTCCGATGTTTATGTCAAATGTGTAAACGTCGCCTTGGTAGTCAATGTAGTACAGCTTGTTGTTTGTGTCATCAACCCAAGAATACACAACCCTCCTATCCGTGGAGCTTGTTGTGTAAGAAGAAAAGGCCGTGGTGTCTGAGCTTCGCCAAGATGGCGTAGCGCCGCTTGTGTCAAACAAATAGCAGTTGCCATCATCTTCAAAACGATAGAATGTCTCGCTGGCGTTATGAAATGCGCCTACACCCCAAACATCTCCCCACGTCCTATCTGTACTTGTATCATCATAATAGTAGTTGCCAGACTCAAACTTGTAGATCAGGGGTGTGCCGCCTCTCCTGTTGTAAACTGCAATGGCATTATTGCCACTTCCGTACGTTTCAGTATATGAAACGTAGTTTGACGAACTCCCGCCGGTCCTTGAGTGAGCAACCTTCTTGTATTTCGCTGTCCCGGTTGCAACGTCTATTCCGGTGAACGAGGTGATGGTGAGAGACGATTGGTTTGCAATCCACCAAATCTCATTTTCGGAATCGTAATGGCTCAGCTTGTCAGCGGTCATATTTTCAAAGCCAATAGACTCGCTGATAGCAGAGGCGTATTTAGTGAAAGTCTGGGTTGCCGTGTCGTATTTGTACAGGTTCGCGTAGTTACCGGCAGCGCCATCTGAGCCATTATACCCGGCCCACCAGACCTCATTCCTTGACGGAATAGACACCATTGTTTGGGATCCAGTGCCAGTCGTGTATGGGATTGCGGTTAGCGATGTGCCATCCCACTTTACAATGTCTGGTACGTAGCTACCGCTGTTATCGCTGTACACCCCATAAAAACAACCATCACTAAATCCATAGCCGCCAGCGCCATCAAGCGACCTTGTAACTGATACGGAGTCTAAAAACGTGTATGTAGTGCCACTAAATTGAATTGCGGCTACAGTACTGCTTGAGTTGTAAGCTGAAATAAATACATCGGCGTTGCTCGTTGGGAAGTACCCGCCGTAGCCCCTATCCAGAGCTGTAGTATTGACTCCAACAGCTAATGTTTTGTTTACCAGATCTACAGCAATAGATGCGAAATAAGAGTCATTCCAAGTAAGAATCCAGTTATCGCTGTAAGACGAGTTGAGGGCATTGGGGTAATAGGTAGCGTCAGTGACGCTTGATGTTTCTGTCTGCGTAGAAGCATCATACATATACCAAGTGCCACTTTGCATATATACCGCGACACCCACAGAGGGGTAGTAATGGTAGAAATCTATGCTGCCTGCACTTCTGCTTGGGTGTATGCCGCCATCGGCTGCGTCGGCCAATAGAATCTCGTCTGACCCATCAGCGTTTGACATAAGCATCGTGTTCTGGCCTTCTGACTTAAACACAATGCCATCAGTAATAACTTGTGATGACGGGAACAGCGTGTCGTCAAGGTCCAAGGACAAGGGGTGCTTGATCTTGATGAGGTCGCCAGCCTGAAGGTTGTTGATTTCAACAATGCTTTTTTTGCCACCTACAACAGCAAGCGTTTTTACAAGGTCTGTGTTCTTGTAGATTGACACCTCGATGTTTTCTGTTACACTTGTGCCAGTAACAATCTCAAGAGTAACATTGTCTTGAGCAGATGCTGGCACGGTGTGTACCGTCTTTAGCACATTGCTATCAGCCGCGCCGATAACCAGCTCACTGCCGGAGCTTGCGTTGAGAGTAATCCTATTTCTTGTAAACTCCTGTGCCATGCTAGTATCCTGCGAAAAGAGCGTTTGCTACTGGGTTAAAGCCGCCGCCGCCGCCTGCTGCGTCTAGCGTCAGCGTTCCTGCGCCGTCGTCATAAGTGAGCGTGATGTTGTCGCCAGCCGTTAGCAGCGTAGCAACTTGATCGTCAACGCCCTCTCCGAAGTCCGTAATGTTTGATACGGTGTGCGTATGCGATGCTGCTGCGTACGCGCTGTCGGCATAATTTACCCAAACCGAGCCATTATACCTAAGCAGATCCCCCGTGCTAGCAGACGTGATCGTAACGTCAGACACGTCATTGAGCGGACCAGCTGCGGCTGACGAGTTGATCGTTAACGTTCCAGCCCCATCGTCGTATGAGAGAGACACGTTTGTGCCGCCAACGAGAAGGGTGGCAACCTGATCGTCAACAGACTCGGCAAAGTCGGTGACATCGGATGATGTATGCGTATGCGACGCGGCAGCGTAGTTGCTGTCAGCGTAGTTCACCCACTCTGTGCCACTCCACCGCAGAACGTCTCCCGTGGTGATGCTGGTTTCCGTTACGTCGGACAGGTCGTCTAGCACGGCCGCAGAGATGCGGGCATCGGCACGAACGTCAGTGTAATACAGATTCGTGCTGCCCTCGCTGACGTCATCCGTGTCAAGAACAACGGTTCCGGTAAGGCTATTGACAGACGTTACGGCATCAGGAAACTGCAGCTCCGTGTAGTCGGCCATTGTGCCAGCCGTGCCGCCGTTATGCACGTACGTCTTGCTTTCGTCCGTACGGATAACGAGGTCTCCCTCCTGAGCGGTAAGGGCAAGCTGTGCGGACTGGCTGGCGACTACGAAAACGTCAGTGAGAGCCAGAGCCGGTAGCTGTGCCGACGGAACCTTGCCAGATCCGTCAAGGCTGGCAACACCATTGGCAAGCGCCTTGTCGCTAATCTGACTGCTAGCAATAGACAGCGCTGCTTCATGCTGGGTTACGTTGCTCTCCGCTACACTAGCATCAAGAAGGGTATTGGCTACGTCTGTCTGTAGGTCAACCTGCCCAAGAGTAATGTCTTGACCCGTGATCGTCAGGTAGTCGTAGCTGCCGGACAGCGTAACGTCAGTAGAGTTGTCTGTGCCAGCCTGATCTACGCCAATCGTGGCGCGAACAGTAGCCGCGTCAGCGTCGTCGAGAATCGTACGAGCAAACGACGTGACCGTAGTTGTATCCCACGTATCCGTTGCCGTGGTGTACAGCATCTTGTCGGCAATCGTGGGCAGGCCAGCGATAGACGTAAGCCCAGCATCGTACTCCTGAATACCAGCCTCGAAGAGCGTATTGTTGATCCACTTGGATCCGTCATACTTGATGATCTCCCCGGAGGCAACAGAAGTAAATGTGACATCCTCCTTGTTTTCCAGCGCTCCCTCAAACGTCGGGCGAACAAAGATCTCGCCTACAGTGGTGCTCTTGGTCACAACAATGGCAACGGTAATAATGTTGTTGCCAGCAGATGGGCGCGTTGTCGTCAGGCCGCCAGCCGTAGAGGGGTCGGCATACAGGATGTCGCCCTCGTTGAAGGCGTTGGTGTTGATCTTGCGGACCTTGCCGAAGTGGGTTACAAACCCCGTGTCGCCATTGGCAATAGCGTCCGACGTGATGCCCATGAAGTATTTGCTGTCGTACGTGCCATCGGCCGTGAACTCGGCAATACTAATTTTTCCGCTAGAACCAACAGTTCCTACCGCATACACCGCCTTTCCCTTGGCGATGTCTGATCCGGTCTGGTTGATTGCGTGATATACGGTATCCTGACCAATGTGGATATGCGTGTCAGCATTAAGGCCAAGCATCAGTGTCTCGGCATCAACGTCCCACGTAACCTCTCCGGCAGCATCTACCTCTAGCGCTGCCGCCGTGTCGTATTGTAGAATGTCCGCGTTAACGGTGTCTCCCGTGAGCGTGGTAAACGTTCCAGCAGCAGGAGTAACGCCGCCAACGACAGTATTGTCGATAGCATCTACAGAAATTGTTAGGGTGTCTGCGCCGTCGTCATACGTAAGGGTGATGTTGCTACCCTCTGTAAGAAGGGCGGCGACTCGATCATCTACTCCCTCTAGCAGGCCAGACTCCAGAGCAATGTCTGCTACGAAGTTGGCGTATGTAATCGTCTTGGGCGTGCCAGCGTCCCAGAGAGCAACGTACTCGGAGCCACTGATAGACGTGACAATGGTAGTCCCGTTCGGGGACGCGGTATCCCCGATGATTGCGCTAATCGCGCCATCTATCTCGGCTGAGGTATGTTGGCTTACAAATGCTGGCATTAGCTAAGTACGTATAGTCTGAACCCATTAGAAGTTACGAAATCGCTGGCATCCGATGGGAGAAATTGTATCGCATCAGACTCTTGGAAATACCATTCGGACACCCCGCTAGCGCCCCAGTTATAATCAGAAACGCCAGCAGGATCCCAATACCAATCGGATGTCCCACTGGCGTCCCAGTTGTAGTCTGAAACCATTACAGCCATTAGAACGCCTGCATGTTTGCTACTTTGATTCTTATGGGTCGCCCCGAGTTATCGTCTGGCAAGAGCACGGTGGGGTTAGTGCCAGCCACGTCAGCAATTACCTCTAGGTGGTAAACCGTATCTACGGTCAGCCCGTCGAAGTCACAGGTGATCGTGTACTCTGTATCAGCTGCCCCTCCGGCCACTGTACCCAAAAGCGTAGACGAGCCACCCGCCTCCGGCGTCACGTATGCGCCGATGGTGGTTGACGCTGTGTCTACGACCGGAGTAAAGTTCAGGTCAAGGAGTGCTTTTTCGCTGATTATCTTCACGCTTATACGTAGTAAGCGTAGACGACACCGCTGGCCACAACAAGGGTCGTGAGGCGCTGTGCGTCTACTTCATCCTGAGTAATGACGTCTGCGTTAGCAGGGGCATCGCCAATGGCAGCAACGCAGCCAGTTCCGTAGGTAGCGTTGGCGTTCTTGGCTTTGATAAGCACGTACTCGCTAATGTCTTCGTGACCAGCGGTCGTGCCAGCAACATAAGTGCCAGCAGTAAGCCGCTTGAATCCAATGCCACCAACCATAAGGTTGAGTGCCTCTTTTTCGGTCAGCCGGTTCAAGTGTAGTTCTGCCATGGTTTTATCCTAGTAGTCATGAGCCCATGCGGTCATGGGACGGCGGTGGGTGTATTGTTTTTTGTAAGCGCGTAGGGCAACCTCATATTGCCTAGAAAGACGCTGGCGCTCGTCATCCTTGAGGCTAACCTTTGCGCGGGTTGCAGATGTATCGCCGCCCTGCTTCTGGATGACCGCAGCAATCTGCTGGGCATAAGACTGAATCTGGTTGCTATACCTACCCAGCTCTGCTTGGTAGTCTGCTATTTGCGACTCAAGATCCCTAGCTTTGTTGGCGACATCAACGTCCGTTGCCTGAGCAGCTATTTGCTGCTGCTCTTGGCGTGCGATCTGGGCCTGAAGGTTGTTTCTCTCAAGCGCAGCCTGATAGATCGACAGGTTTTTCTGGAAAACAGCCTGAGCGTTCTGTGTCTCTGCTTGGTATCTCTGAACGTCTCCGGAAATCTCAGCCTCGAACAGGCGAATTGATCGGTCCAGATCCGCTACATACTCCTGTATCTTGGCCTCAATCTCGGCTGTGTACAGCTGCGTCTTGAGCGAAAACAGGCTTAACGACTCTGCATAGTTTCTAAGCGCGATCTCCGCATCCCTAGCCTCGTTCTGGATAGAGGTATCAGTGTCGAGCTGGGCCTGCCTAGCAAGTTTGTCTGCGTCGATTCTAGACTGCTCTAGTATGCGCTGCACCTCAAGCTGGTGGTCTTCCATGGCTCCACGGAAAGAATCTCCGCTCTGAGCAATGTCGGCCTGATATTTCTGCATGTACAGAGCCTGCTGCTGCTGCCATGACTCGAAGGCTTTTTGGTATTCGAGCTGGAAGGTTTGCACCTGACGAGCAATCTCTGCCTCGTAGCGCTGCAGCCCTGACTGGAACACGGACACGTCAGCCTGAAAATCAGCTATTGCCGCTTCTAGCTCACGAGCCCTGTTCTGAACGTTAACATCTGTCGACAGGCGTGCATCTTGAAGAGACTCCTGTAGCGTCGTCCTAACCTGCTCAATCTTATGCTGCGCATCCTGCTGATAGATAGCAAGTTCCTTTTGAAACTCTGCTGTTTCGTTCTGAACATCTTGAGCATATTGCTGCAGGTACAGGGCCTGCTGCTCACGCCATGTTGAAAATGCGTTCTGGAACGCAGCCTGATACTCCTCAAGCTGCGCCTGCGTGTCGCTCGTGTACGCCGATAATTGAGCCTGATAGCGGGAAAGCTCCGACTGGTACTCTTGTACTTGCGCCTCAAATGCTCGCAGCTGGTTCTGGACATCTACATCCGTAGAAGACCTAGCATCTGCCAAGGCCTCCTGAAGCGTTGTGCGAGCCTGCTCAATCTTGTGCTGGGCATCTTGCTGATACTCTGCAAGCTGGCGCTGAAAGTCTGCCGTCTCGTCTTGAATGTCTGTCTGGCGCTCGGAAAGTTCCGTGTTGAGGCGAGCCAGAATCGACTGCATCATTTCCGGATCCTCGTTGGTCTCATACGAGGTGTATTCCGTAAGATCCAGAGGATCAGATGACTTGACGTATGTCGGGGCAGATCCTAGCGAGGCAACAGTTGTGGCTGCCGTGGTTGCGCTCGTAGCGTTTACATAGGCAAAGCTAGGTGCGGCCGGGGCAGACGGTACAGACTTCAGAGTGCTTCCGTCGATTTCTGTCTCAAGGTCCAAAGTTGGAAGCACTGGAATAGATAGCGAACCACCAAAGACAGGCTTGCTGTACGTTGGGGCCGTACCAAGAGCAGAAAGCGTATTTGCAACGACGCTTGATGCAGTTGCACTAATGTGAGAAATAGACGGGGCGGCAGGTGCAGATGGTGGGTCCAAGGCTGTTAACCCGTCTGCCTCCGTGGTAAGGTCCAGAGAGGGAAGAGTCGGAAGCGTCAGGGATCCCCCAAATGCCGAGATGCCATAAGTTGGCAAGGACGGCAGTTCTGCTACTGTCGTATCGGAAATGGTGGCAGCAACAGCATCAGTGTAGAAAAATGTCGGTGCATCCGGAGCAGTCGGAACAGAAACACTGCTAAGGTCTAGCGTGCCAACCGTCGGTGATGTCGGCCTAGTGTTTAGCGTAGCTTCCGTGTACACAGGGGCGGCCGGGAGCGCTGCAATAGATACAGTGGCCGGATCTGACTCGGAAGCAGAAGTATATGCAATAGCTGGCGCAACAGGGACGACAGGAGCCGTCGGCAAGGTTACGTCGACCTCTATACCCTCTTTTTCCTTGGCTGCCAGCACAGCAAGCATATTGAACGCTGTGCGCAGCACAAACAGCTGCATGAGCGAGTCTGGCACATTGGCCACGGTTGTATCACTCGGGTCAATGCTTGGCGGCGTGACAACCAGAACAGTGCCACCGCTTGGGATAACATAGGTGCTTCCCTGCCAAGAGTAGTAGAGGGGTTGCGTTGAGCTGGCAGCATCCGTTGTCCTCATGCTCGGACTGATCTGCTGCGCACGGTACAGATTCTTGCGAACCTCTACAATAAACTTGTTGGAGGTATCAACGCCGCTGCCGCTGTCGGTCAGCTCCTCCCAAAGCGTAGTAAGCGAATCCAATGGCAAAAGCCCGATGACTTCTTTCACGCTGTCATCGAGCACCTGAGCAAGCTCATCACTATAGGCGGCCAAGCTGAGGCCGATATAGTGCTCTACTCTTTGCTGTACTGTTGCCACTGGCCACTTTGTTTAATTGGTGTTAAACACACCGTAGGCGCGGGGCAGGCCCGGAGACTGGCTCCAGACCTGCACCCGGTCTACGATCCTGATTAGGTCAGGTTAATCAGCGCGTGCGATTCCATCAGCGTGAGTTTCAGGCCGAGGAAGTCGACGAACTCATCCTTAATGACACGAGGGTTGTTCTCGGTCTTGATGTTCGTGTGGTACTGGCTAGGCTCGTACCGAACAAGAGAGACGTTCGAAGGCGTCGTGATAAGGATGGAGTCGTTGTACGGAGTACCACGGAGCAGAGGATCTGCGATCAAGCGGATAGCACCGTGCGGCGTGTCTACAATTTTGTAGTTCAGGCCGATAGCGCTGGTCCGCGTCTCGGAAATCTTCAGAGGCTCTTTCGTGCCGTCTGCCGTTACGAAACCGCTGGATCCAATTTTGGCGAAGTGCGAGAGAGCACCGGGGCCGCAATAGGCTTCTTTCATATCGCCATCATCGTACTGGAAGATTTTTTCAGTCATGTCAACCCACGTATTGTACGTGAAGCTGGCTTTCGACTGGTTCCAGTAGTTCTGCTGGCTGCCGCTCGTGCGACCGTAGCGACGCATGGCTGGGAAGAGACCCATCGTCGTGCGTACGGACTTCGATCCGGCATCGGTTACGTGATTGACAAACGTGGAGTCCGTGCCACCACCAGCACCGTGAGCCGTTCCACCGATACCGCCGGGGCGGTTCATGAAGTAGAGGGCGCGAGCGATGTTCATCTTGTGGTCGTTGCCACGGAGCGTGCGAAGGCGAGCAAGCTCGTCCGTTTCGCCACGAAGTGCGGCCTGCTGCAACGTTTTACCGATCTCTACAGAGGTACGGGAAAGGAAGCAGGAGTTGTACACGACTTCGAGCTCGTCGTTAGCAGCTTCAGGAGCCGTCGTTTCTTCGCCAAACGCTTTACCTACCATGTAGAAGCGGTCGTCGTCGGCAAGAGCCGAGACGTACTCGTTAGCGTTAGCAGCGTTACCCATCGACTTAACGGTGATTTCCGTAGCCGAGGTAACAGCCGTAACAAAAACGGTTCCTTTGTAGGTCGTCAGGTCAGAGGCAAATACCTCGAACACAGAACCAACGAGCGAGCTGTCAACAACAATGCCAGTGGCGTTGTCGAGGGTGACGTTCGCGTCAAGCGTGTCGTTGGGCTGACCGTTGCTCGACCAAGCCGGAGGAGCCCCGGCATTCAGATCGAAGAACTGATAGCGCCATCCTGCACGGTGCTCGAAAAACTTGTAGTCCGGAGAAGGCAGCGTAGGAGCGCTACCATCTAGACGTGCCATTGCTGCAGAGAGGAACGGCGTGCTAGACGGGTAGAGCTGTGCATACTGCTGCGGCTCCGGATAAAACACAGTCCGGTCAGTCCAGAGGACGCCGGAGAACGAGAAGTTCTTAGACATGTTCTTATCCTATGATTTTGTCCTCGCTTAACCCCAAGGGTCAAGAGCTTTTGAGGACGTTGCAGTAAACAGTCCCGGTTTTGAGACTTGTCCCTGTGGCACACCTTGTGCCGCAGGGGTCATTGGCAACCGCTGCTGCTGCGCTTGCGCGTTCCTCTCAGCAACCTGTGAGCGCAGATTATCCAATCCGGAGTCTGGCACGCTAGTAGCTGAAGAGTTGTTGTTCATAATATAGGCTTTTGCTAGCAAATCTACATCTTGGAAAAGCTGGCCAGAAGCCAAGTCACGAACAAATCTTTCGGCATCCTGCTGATTCATTCCGAATCTAGCACTTACCTCCGTAACAGCCTCGCGCATCTCTTGCTGCTCGCGCATACTGTTGGTGTAGTCCTCGATGCCTTTGATTTTCTGTTCAAGGTTTTGCTGCATGTGGGTCTGGAGCTTAGTCTGGTATTCTGCTAGCTCCTGATTGTATGCGTGCACATCCTTGATATAGTCATCCCACTCGTCGCCATACGGCTCGTCGGGGATCTGCGGAACAACAGGCGGTTCCGGCGCGGCCTCTGGTGCTTGTTGGACCTGAGGCGTCACGGATTGAGCAACTGCCTGCTGCTGCTGTTGGGCCTGCTGAAGCTGCCTAGCCAGCTCGGCTACGTCTGCCTGTGTTGCGCCCTGCTGCTTTGCCGATTTCAGCTCATTAGCAGCTTTGGACGCTTCGCTCTGCCAGTAACGAGCCATGTTGTACGCCGTCTCGGCGTCCATGTGCTCAGGAATAGCCTGAACGTCAAGGCCCTCGGGAAGATTAAACGACGGCTGAGCATCAGTAGTGGCAGCAACACTCTGCTGCTCAACCGCCGACTGCGAGCCATCGGGTTGTCCCTGAGGAGCCCCGGCATTTGCAGTTTCAGTGTGGACACCAGCTTGCCGAGCTTGGGCTTGCTGGTTGGCCATAAAGTCAATAGGATTTGGGTTCCCAGTGTTTTGCTCTGGGGGGGTGTCGCTAAACGGATCGATAGCCATATTGCTGCTTTTTGTTGTTTTTGCTGCTTTCTAGCGCCTTAGTCAAAGGTCGCATACTCTACTTTTACTGTGCCAGAGGATGGGGCCCCAGTAAATGCTGTGCTAGACACGGGCGATGGCAAGAAAAACGCACCGCCAGCCTCAACGACTGCAATGTCAGTGCCACCAACGCTAACAGTAACAGTTGCCGTTGTTGCCGCGTTGTCTGTGTCTAAACCGGTGTTTCTGATAAAGATACCCTTGCAGCTAGCAGGGGTGGTAGCAATGGTTGCACTACCAGAAAGCGTGGTAGTACCCGTAGTACCATTTGTATACGTTGGAGAGGCAACTGACGCACCGCCGCCAAAAGACTTACCAAAGTCCGAAGCGATGCTGTGGACGTCTGCGCCTTCTCCACCTGTGTAGAGGTAAACAGGGCTTACGCTCACGGAGTAATCAATTCTGCTTGCCATGGGTTGTTACTGTTCAAGTTGTTGCTGTTGTTGCGATACCATCTGCTGACGCATTTGCTGCTCCTGCTTGCGCTTCTCGCGCATCACATAGTTGAACTTGTCTGCATCAACCTTGATGGATCCAAGAAGGTCATTGAGCTTGCCCTTGAACTTCTCCAGCTCGGCTTTCTGCTTGGCATGCTGCGCCTCGCGTTGCCATGTCTGGAGATCACCTTCAAGCCCTTTGATCTGATCTTGGTATTGCTGCAAGGCACCCTGTAGCTGCGAGTAGATGCTCTTGCGCTCAAGAATCTGGTTAGCATCCGGGAACTCGCTGTGCTTGAGAACTGCGATGTCGTCGATGATTCCAGCGGAATACATCTCCATATCGACCTGCAGCTTGGCCCAGCGGTTGTTTGGCAGCGTAGAGCCGCCAAGGATGCGAATGTCGATACGACCGGATGCAATGTCGTTTAGCTTGCCAGCCAGCTCGTCTGGTCGGTCGTAGTTTATAACGGTAGTCGTTATGTCTCCGGATGGGGCTTCGAGACGAAGAACCTTTTCCTGAGTGTAGTGGAACTGGGCATAGTCGCGCATAACCTCGCCAATGCGGGTCAGCGTGGCGTACACCATGTCCATCTTGCCCTTGATGCGGCGCTGCCCCATCTCATCGATTGCTAGCGTGCCACGATAGGTGCGGGGGCTAGCGGCAATGTTCCCCTCTTGGAACGAGTACAAGCCAAGGGTGCGCTCCATGATCTGGTATGCGCGGTCCATGTTGGCGTACAAGGCGTTTGGCAGTGGAGGCGGCGATGCGATAACAATACCACCGGGCGCCCCACCGCCTCCTCCGTATGCAGAGTCGTAGGGGATAAACGCTGTTCCAGCCTTTCCCCAGCGCTGCTCGAGGTCGTCTGCGTCGATCAGCGAGCCGTCCGGGTAGAACACCTTCATGTTGGTGCTGTTGGCGGCGTGGGCTAGGATAAGCGAAAGGCTCTTGTTGATGACGTCCTGCATGTCACGAACGCGCATAACGTCTGACATGGGGAACGGGGTGCGGTTGTGGGACGCTGGTAGCGGAACAACCGGGAAGTTCGAGATCGGGAGTACCACGGGGTCCGTAATCATCTCGTCGCCACAAGACATGACGAGACGAATACGGGTTTCGTAATAGTTGACAGGAGCGGGGAGGAGCTCCATATCAATGAGAACACCCACAGACGTAGGTGTAATTATTACGTGCGAACCCGGTACAGAGCCCTCGTGGGGTGGGCCGGGCATCTGATAGGTCTCTCCCGTCTCTGGATCCTGCATCTGGTGATGCTCAGGACCAATCTGCTCGTAAACCTGCATAAGACCGGCAATCTCCGTCAGATCGGTAGTGATCGTAACGGCTTGTCCGGGCTGCTCGACAATAACGGCTGGCATTGCCAGCTCTGCGTCCATGTCCTCGAGCGGAAACACTTTGTCAGTGCCGGTGGTCGGGTTGTACAACCGTACATACGGCACTTTGATTTTCTCGTAACGCTCTAGCACCTCGTACTTGTCGCGTGCATAAGCGTCCGGGGCGTCGCCAGAAAGGCCTATTTCACCCGTTTGCGATGGTCTTCGCGTGCGAACCCATGGCTCTTCGTCTCCGTGGATGCGCCCCGTGTTCTTTTCTTTGAGTCTATCAGCCGCCTCTTGGTCGATCTGGCGCAGCTGGTAGTACGTCATTGGCGTACGAACAATCACCCAAGCAGCATCGTCCCACAGCGGGTGGGTACACTCGGGGTCAGGGAATACGCTTTTGGGCTCCAAAGCACGCCAAACAACCTCTCCACGTCCAGAATCCTTGTTTGGGTCGATATATACAAAGGCAACGCCGCGACCTTGTACGTACGAGTCCCGTACAACCTGCTTCATGTGTAGCTGTCCTTGGGACTGATACCACATGTGCGAGAACAGATCGGACCATGCAGCCGCCAGCGCAACGTCGCTATCCTCTACGGGGGTAGCTCGGAAGGCCGGGTTGTTTGCCGTCAGCATGTCCACAGCCTGTTCCGTCAGCTGGAACGTGGCTTGGATCGTGGTTGGCATCTGGCCGCGTGCTAGCAGTGCGCTGCGCTGCTCCTCCGTCCAGTGGTTGCCAGCATACAGGCTTTCGCCCTCGACGGCCATGCTGTCCATCCAGTCCTGAGCCATTTCGCGGCCATACTCGTATAGCTGCTGGTTGACCTCGGCCTCGCTCCGGTCGCTGGCCCCGACTACAATATCGCTGTGGTCCGCAAAGACAGATTGCGGGTGAGGTCTCTTCGTCTCTACGGACGTGATTGTCTCAATATCTGGAAATGACATAGGCCCCTGATTGTATACTGTAAACTAAGGCTTATGCTAGCATAGGATCAAACCCCTTCTTGCTAGCATTGTAGCTGCCGTGCTTACTTTTGTCATACCCGCTTCTGCGGTCGTACGGGTCAGCATTTATGTCAAATCCGACATAGTTGTAAACGATTTCACTATGTCGCGGCTTGACGCGGTATCGGATAGCTTTTTCTAGGGCGTCAATAAGGTCATCCTTGCCCCTAGGGTACATGCGGAACTGCTCTGCTAGGTCAGACATGTCCTTCATCATCCAGACGCGACCCTGCTTCATAAGCGGCTGCATCGCCTCGAGTCGACTGCCCTCGCCCTTCTTGGCCTGTGTTGGCTTATCAGTCATGGCGCGGATGCGGTGATCCTTCCACAGGTAGTCCGTTACGAAGCCAAAAGCCGCACTTGTCTCGACCACCAGACGTGCTGGCTTGTATATCTTGTTCTGCCCGACGATTTTCTCAATGATCTGGTGAGGCATAAGTCGTTCGTGCACATAGGGTAACACGTACATGTTGTCGAACTTGTCGACAGCTATAGCCGCTATTGCGGTCTTGTCAGCCCTGACGTTCTGAGACGCGGCGGGGTCGACGGCCATAATCACTGATACCGGAAACTCCTGTGGCTTGTCTAGATCTCTCAGCCTCTGGCTTCCGCGTGATGATCGCTTTGTTATGCGCATATAGGGCTGCTCTGCCTCGTCAAAGCGAAGCTCGCCCTCGTAGTACATCTCGTACTCTGGAAGGAAGATCTGGTCCTCGTCCCCTACGATCTCGCAGCAATACTCCCTGTAGAAGGATGACAGGAGGCCCATGGCCTCTAGCTTCTCTTTTCGGTTCAGGAGCTTGTCAGATGGCTCAATATCTGGCCACAGCACGTCTTTGTAGTAGTGCCACTCGTTCTCAGCCTCGCTCCACCACAGTGATCGCTTCTGGTCTGGCTGGTTCTTAAACCACATAGAGTGCCATCCGGGCGTCTCGAACAGCTTTACGACCATACAATCGGTGTTGATGGGCGTCCCAATGACCACAACCTTGCTAAATCCGGTCCTCGTCATGGCCGGAACCACCACCTGCTCGAGCCAGCGAAGGTTTTTCTCTAGCGCCTCGGGCGTTCTGGTGTTCTCTTCGTCCTCGCCGTCATCCACAATAGACAATGTTGGACGCTGCGTACCAGCTTTCATTCCCCTTCCGGGCTGGCGCATGCCAATAGCACGGACGGCAGAGCCGTTTTTAAGCTGGATAAAGTCTTCCTGCCACACAGAAGCGGTATCTTCGCCCCAGTTTCCAAAGACTTTTCGAAAGTTTGATGAATAAGATCCATCATGGCCGAGGACTCGCTTGATGGTGTTGAGTCGGGCCTTGGCTTCTCGCTGTGTTTTGCTGATGATGACGACATATCGGGGTGTGATGTCCCCGGTGTCGACGTGTCCCATCTCGTAGAGGTATCTGTCATAGCAAAACAGGTGGTGCAGCGCGTTTAGTTCCACGGCTACGGAGCTTTTTCCGCTAGCTCGCGGGGCAACGATGCTGATATTCTCCTTGAATGGGTCTAGGAGCGCCTCTTCGATGGCGTAGTGCATCGGAGGCGTCTTTGCCGTGAACATCTCCGGCAGTATGGCCCTTCCAAAGGATATGATACTGCCTACGACCGGGGGCATAGCCATTAGTTATCACCATCTTCTGCGTGCTCGTCGGGCTCTTCGGCTACTTCGAGCCGCTCCGGCAGGAACTTTGGCTCCTCTGCCGCTGGTGCTTGCAAGAGCTCCCAGTTGGCCTCTACGCCTCCGCTCTTCTCTTCGGTCGTTATGACCTCTCTGATGCGGTCTGCGGCGTCTATCATGTTCTTGGCGTTGCCAGTGTTCTGCGCTACCGTGATGGCATCCTTGTATACGTCCAGCACGAAGCCCATATCCAGCCCACGCTCATGCAGGTACTCGCTGGTCTTCTTGATGACCTCTTCTTTGACCTTGGGCTGCTTGTAGACAAGTTTGGCTTTTGCTGCTGGAACTTTTGCGTTTGGCTCCAAAACCTTACCTATATCGTGAAAGTCTTCTTCTCTGAGCTTGAAGTCACTAGATATGAGCCTATCGGCAAACATCTGTATGGCGACCTTGCCCCTTGTACGCCGTAATATATCATCTACCCACGACATGGGCGTTGGAGAGTGGTATCCGTGGCCTAGATACTTGTAAGGCAGGTACTCTAGCTTCTCCCTGAGCGCATTTTTGATATGCTCACCCCAGTGGCCCTTATTCTCTAGCACCTCCCTGCCATGCTCTATGCTATCTGCCTTTACTACGAATCGGTCTTTTGCGAACGAAAAGGTCAGGTCGACCAGCATGCCGTTGCTTGGCCGATGTGTCATCGACTCTTTCCTAATAAGTAGCTCGCCCACCCATCCGTCAGAGGTCAGGATCCAGTCCCCCGGCTCGGCCGCACGGTAGTCTTTGTGGTAGGTGATGCCAAGGCGGTCCGCTTCATGCTGCTGGTAGACAGCATATTCTATCGCGGAGCCATCAAAAGGTGGTGTTCGAAGTCGCCGGACAATAGTGTCGGCCATAATCACTTGTTGGGGTAGCCGTTGTTGCCGTATCGCATCAGTTTTCCGCGAGCTGCGGACAAGATGTCGCCGCAATGCCGCGTCACAACGTCAAGATAGGAGTCAGCCTCCGTCATTCCTTCCTGCGTGTGATCCAAACAGGACAAAACGATCCATGTGGCTACCTGTAGGCGTTCTTTTTGGCTAGCGCTCTCTAGAATCCTACCTACTTGCTCAATATGTGTCATAAATCACCCCTTTTGCTGCCTATAGACCCATTTATGGCTCTTCTTGCGCAAAACGTCCCGCTCGACAGCATGTTTCTGGTACTCTATAAACGACATGACGCCAGCAGCGTCCTTGTACGGCACCCTAATCGTCTCAGGATACTCCCAGATGTTGTTGATCTTGATGGTATCGCCAGCCCTAGGGCCATCCTCCAGCTCTATCAGTATCTGCGACATAGCCTAGTTGTTCAGATCAGGCCAGCCGTTGCCCATAAACAGCGTGGCGTAGCCACCAGTGATGACCCTTCGGCACTTCTGCCCCGTCTCAGGGCATTTCTCCAGAGGCTTATCCTTCATACTCTGCTCAACCTCGAACTTGGTACCATCTTCTCTCTGATATACGTACGTCATAGGGTTATCAACAGGTGTGGATTCATTTTGTGCATAAGTCATATCAAAAAATATGAAACAAAACGCCAACTCATCAATATTTGAAGACGCTTTTTGTCTGGCAAGCGGCGCCAAGCGGAACGAAGTGTAGCGAGCGACGCCCCTGATCTTGCATCCTTGGCCGACCAGCCATTCCTGCACCACGCCCAGAGAATATATATATATTTTTTTTTGTTTCTGGGCTTATAGAGAAGGCGCCTAAGCCAGCCTTCAAGCTGATTCCCGTTGAGAAATCCACAGAAAAGCACATCTCGCTGTGGATAACCCAAAAGAAAGCGCGACATCAGGAGTGGGTATAGTAAAATGTGACCCGACCCCCCTAATTCGGGTTCTATGGGGGGTGCCGACACGTTTAAAATGTGCGCGAAAGTGTGCGCGAGGGACAGCCCTCCAGCCAGCAGTGCTAGCACGCCAGCGCCCAGCCACGCCAGCAGTGCCAGCGGGTACGGGGAGCTCGCCTATGGATCACACACCGAGCCAGTCCAACGCCTAGGCATACACGAGACAGCACGGAACATACGCACAGAAGGTACCTGTGCTACCGGGTCTAGCTAGGTGCCAGCCGCATGAATCCATCCATGGCATGCAGGCATGCAGGAACACCAGCAACCAGCCAGCCTATCGGGTGTCGTGCTAGATTTAAATGAGCCTTTTTTGGGGGCATGCGGGGCGATTCTGAAAAAAAGTGCTAGACGGGTGTTGACTTTCCATTCGGCTACCGTATTTTACTACCAGCCAACGGGACACACCCCGGCACACACACACCTAGAGAGGATACACACCATGCAAGGAGAGATCACCGAATACGGACACAAGGCTTTCGACTACCTGCGCCAGCACGAACCGGAGACGCTGGAGCTTGTGAACGAGGAAGTCTACAGGGCTTATGAGCCGGAAGACCTGACCCTCCGAAGCGTCTTTGCCATCGAACGTGCGCTTAAGCAACTGGGACTCGAGCCAAACGTCTTCCTCTGCTGGTACTACGAGTGGGAGGAGGAGGAAGACCATTACGACGACTTCTATGTATGCTAAGCCGAAACGCCCTTCGGGGCGTCCACCGGTATCGCCGGTGCTGACGAGGCTCGACAACCGACCCGCAGACACACACACCTAGAGGATACACACATGAACCCTATCATCCCCATCATCCGCAAGTACGAAGCCGGTAGCTACGACGAGAACGCCCTTCGCACCGTCCTGCGGAACCGGTCAGCCAACGCACTTCGCGAGGCATGCCGCATCAACTTCGCCGACCACCCTGACGGCACCACGTGGGTTGCCAGCGCACGTAAGGACGCCATGATCGAGGCGCTGGTCAGCGGTCTAAACCACGGCAACACCGTGCCAGCACCGGGCGTCCAGCCCGCAGGGTCCGACCCTGCCGACCTGCTCTTCGCCGGGCTACGTGGGCTCATAGGTCAGCAACCCGCCAGCATCGACCGGGACGCCGTGGTGTCCATCGTGCAGGAACAGCTAGCCAGCATGCCAGCACGCACCGTCGAGGTGGTCATCCCCGACCGTCCGACCGTGGACGTGGGGCGCCAGCATCCGCACTTCGACAAGCTGGTCAAGGCGCTTGCCCTTGGCACCGTGGCTCTCGTCGGTCCAGCCGGGTCCGGCAAGACGTCAGCCGCCCGTGCCGCCGCCAAGGCGTACGGTCAGGCGTTTACTGCCATCTCCGTGGGCGCACAGACCAGCGCGTCCGACATCTTCGGGTTCGTCGATGCCAACGGTCAGCACCGCAAGGACACCGTGGCGCGTGCCATCACCGAGGGGCATGTGCTCCTGCTAGACGAGTACGACACCTGCCACCCCGGCGTGTCCAAGCAGATGAACGGCATCCTCGACTCCGACACCACCGTGGTCGAGTTCCCGCACGGCAAGGTCGAGAAGCATCCCGACTTTCGGGTCGTGGTTGCCATGAACACCACCGGACGTGGCGCGTCCCGCGAGTACGTTGGTGGACGCCAGCAGGATGCCAGCACGCTGGACCGCATGTTCTGGATCGACTGGTCGTACGACCTCGACTTCGAGCGCGAGCTCACACTAGCTCAGGGCGCCAGCACGAAGGATGCCACCGACTGGATCGACACCATCGACAAGCTGCGCGACCGCGCCGTCGAGACCGGTCTGCGTATCACCATCGGCACCCGTGCCAAGATCCGCGGAGCCCGTGCCCTCGCCGCTGGCTTCAGCAAGGATGAGGCGCTGGACCTCGTGCTCCTGTCAGCCCTCGGCGCGGACGAGCGTGCCAGCCTCAAAGCGTCCCTGTAATCACACACCCGCAGGCGCCGTAACGCCAGCCCCAAACCACACACAGCCATGAAGCGCATCAAGACAGAAACCAGCAACACCTTCATCTTTGACAGCATCGAGGATGCCGTGTCCTACGGCACGAACAGCAAAGCGCCTTGGGACCAGTCCAAGACCAACGGCGAGGACTTCGCCTTCTCCCGCGACTGGGACCACCACGTCGAGCTCATGACCACCGGCTGGGTATACGGTCGCAAGCAATTCGCAGATGCTAGACGCGACAGCGGCGTGCCCGTCAGCGCCCCCGTGGTCGAGTCCTTTGAAGCCGCCTTCGACGTCTGCGGGTCCGTGGTCGACATGGGTCGCTACGTCGACGGTGAGCCCGAGAACATGCTAGACTACCGCCTCGAGGAGATCGAGGGCACGGGCAACATCATCACCATCCTAGCCGGTGGTTGCGTTGCCGGGTGGACCAGCACGGACAGCATGGTCCGCTACGGTGTGGCTCTAGCATGCACCATCGACCTGCTCGAGTCCAACGGCTACCGTGTCGAGCTACTGGTCGCTTACTCGAGCTATCACAACACGTTCGTGGAGCCGACCGGCAAGAAATACCTCAACTCGGTCGTGCCCATCAAGCGTGCCAACGAGCCCCTCGACGTGGAGCGGTTCATCAAGACGCTGGTCTGCCCTAGCTGGTTTCGCCGTGGCATGTTCCGCGTGGACGAGGCAATGGTGCACGAGCTCTCGGGCGGCAAGACAACCCTCGAAAAGCTGACGCCCGGCTACGGCACGGTCAACTGGGATCTTGACGAATTGGCTACTGTGCTAGACGCCGACACCGTGGTGGAGTCTATCAAGCGCCACAACCAGCACTACAGCGTCAAGGAGCACATGGTCAACATGCTGGGCGCGGTCGGGCATGCAGACCTCGCAGACTTCTACGCCTAAACCAACCAAGCCGAAACGGTCCCGTAAGACCGTCCGCTGGTATCGCCAGCGCTGACGAGGCTCGACACCCGAACCCGCAGATACAGAAAAACACACACCACCATGACACCTATCGACCGAATCTGCCGCGTGCTAGACCGCGCATGCCTCGCCGGGCTCACGCTTGGCACAGCTTACCTCATCATCAGAACCATCATCGGATAGACCAATGCAGACACTACGCAGAACCAAGACCGGGGCGCTTGCGCCAGCCGATCAAGCACTACCAACAGAGAAGCCTGAGATCAACCGCGAAAGTGAATACTCGTGGTGGTTCGACTGGGAGCGGGACGAAGACCCCCTGACCTTTTGGGACCGCAAACTTGCACGCCGCAGAGGCAACCACAAATAAGCGGGAACCAACCCATTCACACCTCGTAACACACCTACACACACCACAAAACACACACCACCATGGAAACCACACCATACACCACCCCCGTTCCTGAAGTCGGCAACATCTCCGACGGATCACTATCGCCACGGTTCGGACTGGGAAACCTCGTAGCCACGCCGGGCGTCATCGACGCCATCGGGCTGGACAACGTGATGCCCTACGTATTCATGCACCTGACCGGGCACTGGGGAGACCTAGACGAGGAAGACCAGCGCACCAATGACTGGTCCGTAGAGAACGGCTCCCGCATCCTGTCCGCGTATCATTGGAAGGGCGAAAAGTTTTGGATCATCACGGAGCGCGACCGAAGCGTCACCACCCTGCTCCTGCCCGACGAATACTAGACACACACCAGCCACCCCGTAAGGTGGCACAACCCTACTAAGACAATGGCACAGATTAATCTGATTCTACCTACCTACTTGGCGTTCGCCATCAAGAATGATGACTATGATGACCTTGACGCTCAGGAGCGGCGCGAGTTCGACGCATGGTGGGCAGACCTTGAAAAGCGGCACGGATCCCTGTGGTTCTATGGTTGCCGTGACTACATCGGCGATGCCGAAGGCGACGATTACACGGGTGGTCGGATATGGGACCACCAACTCGTCACCCTTGGAGAATAAGCGCTCCAGACACCACGTACTCGTCACCCTTGCAGAATAAACACACACCAGCCGCCCCGTAAGGCAGCACAACCTTACCAAGACAATGACACAGATAGATAAAGACGTGCAGTACCTGAGGGCTATCGCTGATGCCTTCCCGAAACCGAGAAAGACAATGGCATCCGAATCAGAGGAGCAGGAAGAAGAGGAGCACGACGATCCGGCGCTAGACCCGGACAACGAGTACTGCTCATGCGGCAGGCTGACGGACAACTATCCCGTGATCTGCGACCACTGCAGGTACATGGCAAGAATACCATAAACCGCCTACGCTACGAACGTGAAGCCGCCTGCACTACAAACACGATTGTATACCACATTCAGGAATACAGAACAAAAACACACACGACCATGCTAGACTTCAAAACACTGTACCCAACCCCGTCCGAGTCGGACTTCTATAGCAACGCCGACATGGGCAAGCACAAGATAGCCGCCACGATAGCACGGTTTGCCGAGGCTGACTACATCAGCCCGTTCGACGTGACCCACGAGGACTTGCGACAATATGCAGACGAGCACGAAGCCGCAGATGTGCTGGAGCTAGCACGTATCAAGTACCGCCTGTTCCAGTACGAAGAGTTTTATGTGGCTCACATGGATGACCAGCAGAGCTATCGGTTCAACTAATCCACAACCAACCAACACACTACCATGGGACTTATTAACGGACTTCGAGACGCATTTTACAACACCACAAACGAGACCGGAGAAGACCTGAAGGAGCACCGGGAGCGTGCCATATCACAGGAGGAGGCAATAGAGTCTCTTTACAGGTCCAATCCGGACTGGGCTATCGGTCCATGGCAGGTGGAGAAGCTGATAGAGGGGGAGTGGCCTATCACCAGCATCAGGCGTGCTATCACGAACCTCACCAAGCGTGGGGTGCTGGTCAAGACGGACCATAAGCGGCGAGGCAGGCATGGACGCCCCGAGTACATGTGGCAACTAAACCCAAGCATGGAGGCACAGCCATGAAGCTAGACTGGTTCGAGCGCGAGGCTTACCACGACGGTCCAGCCACTACGGACAGGCAGGGGCAGATCATCAGGGTTGCCAAGCTGAAGCTGGCAATGCTCAAGCATCGCATCACACAATCAATCCGAAGGAGGATACGCAAATGAATGACATGAACGCTGGATACAAGGCACACGGGGTGGGACCACTTTCGCCACCGGAGTTCCGAGGCATCGAGTGCAAGCACTGTGAGCTGGAGTTTGCGCACGAGGAGCTCACATTCGGCGCATGCTGGGAGTGCATACGGGAGTACCACTGCATAGGGTGCGAGGCTGACGAGGAGCTAGACAGGTACGGTCTGTGCAAGTCGTGTAGCGCTACGTCGGACACATGGGCAGTGCGCGTGGTGTACTGGGGCGTGATACATCACCACAAAGGAGAAGAGGACGATGAGGTTCTGCAATTCGTTGACCCATCCGAAGCAGGAACAACTGTCGAGCTCATACCGGGGATGTACCACAAGGAAGTCCTTCGATCTGCCGTCAGGTATCTGACCGACAAATATCACGAGTTCAAGGTTACACATATCGGGGAGCTAACCCCCATGGAGGAGCTATAAATGGAGTTCACAGCAACATCAACATCAAAGCTGGCACGCAAGCACGTCTACGTGACGCCCGAGCAGTCGGCTGGCATATCGGAGCGATCCGGTTCGGGCAACGTGTCCACGTACCTCCGCAATCAGGAGGAGTGCTACAGCATGACGCTGGCATGCGCCAAGCTGGTGCTTGCAGACGTGCTAAAGGAAGCCGGGGCAAGCGAGGCAGAGCGTGCGCTTATCATATCACGGATCTACGATGCCGTTGCGCCTAGCGACGGGGATCTGTATGAGCACACAAGCTCGATGCGAGACTGCCCCTCGTGCATGTACATCAAGGCAGAAAAGCTATCAGAGATCCTATACGGCATGGACCACCCAACAGGAGGCTCTAGAGGGGGGTGGGTGGAAGCCATATCGGTCATGTGCAGTGCCATGTTCCCTATGATTATGATGCTAGCATGCGACGCAAGGGCTGGCATCAGTGTTGGCACAGCAAACACACACCAGTACACCACAACACAGGAGGCAATATGAAACGCGATGTTATAGGCATAGAGGTCAATGGTCGTGAGATTATGACAGAGACCACGGTGTCATTTAGCCGAGAAACAAGAGACACAAAGCCATGGATCTTTCAGGCGCTGGACGCCAAGGAGAACGCGCATGCAACCATTGCCGCGCACGTCATGACCGAGTGCATTACGCGATCAAAGAGGGTGTCGGAGGCGCTCATCGAGGCTTGCGGCTCCGATGGTATTTCGCTAGAGATAGATCCGGAGCACATTTTACCGCCCATGATCGAGGCAATTCTATGGAGACCGGGACCAGTTGATGGGGAGATAGAGTTATGCACCGTTTCAGGCGCCCCGCAGGTGCAAGAAGATGTTATATCCGAGGAAGATGGGTACGGGTTCTTGCACATATCTCATCCCGACGCAGGAACGATTGGGCAACTGACCAAGATTACACTGGAGGGCATGGGGGGAGACGAGTGGAGGCTACTCTCCTTCATGTCAGCCGGGTCGGACAAGATGGATAGAGCCCTGCCGAGCGGCGAGACTGTTGCCATTGACGCCATTGTCAACGAGGTCGCCTGCCCCATCGACCCACATGAAGATCACAGGCTTGGCTCGTCCGCGTTTTACATGGCTACATACTGCATGGAGATTGCCGAGGATGACGATGGCATGCTGATAGTCAGGGACTACCTAGACGAGGGGAAGGGCATAGAAGACCTAGACTCAATGGGGTTGGCGTCACAGGGTCAGTTCCTAGGAGAGCACGCCGCTATTTATTACCCCATGAATCTAGCTGGATACCTTATCGACAGGCTACAGAAAAGACCGTATCAAAGCATGCTAGATTCAGCCGGATCGCTAATCAAAGCGTCACCCTGCGATAAGATGGCTGGAATGTCGTTTGTCGCTGGCGTATTCCACCGCACCGATGGCTTTGGTGACTTGATTTGTGATTTCGTGCCCCTGATGATGACAGCCAGCTACACAGAGGCGGCTGGGCTTTTGATGCCGATGCTTGAGGAGGTAGCTGATGCACTTGACGGGGGCGATGCTGAATCTGTGGTCGGAATAACAGATATGCTCAAGGATGCTTGCATAGCATTTAACCTATTCGAATGGTCCTTGTGCGCACTGTCAGACAGCTTGCATCGGGCTGATCCGCTCAAGTGGAACAGGCTAAAAAGCCTAATGATCGAAATAGGGGGAACCGATGCCTAGCCATCTTGTACACAGACTCGCCAACCCATTACCAACACACCATACACACCATACACACCATGCACACAACAATGAAAATCCGCACAACAACCAATTACAACCAGTTCAAACAGCTCACCGGAAACCGGTCTATCAACCAGTCGCACAAAGCAAGGCTGATGGAGTCCATGCGGGAAAACTACCGCTTCACGGTCGTCACGGTAAACGAGAATTACGAGGTGATCGATGGTCAGCACCGCCTAGCATGCGCCAAGGAGCTCGGGCTTCCTGTACACTACGTGGTATGCAAGGGTTATGGTCTATCTGATGTCCAGCAACTAAATGCAAACCTGAAGAGGTGGACCACTAACGACTACCTCGAAGGCTACTGCGAGATGGGCAACGAGCACTATCTGTTTTACCGGGCTTTTAAGAATAGCTTCAAGCTCGGTCACAATGAGTGCATGAGGCTCTTGTCCGGCTCCTACAAGGGAAAGAAGTTTGATGACTTCAGGAACGGAGAGTTCACGGTGGTAGACGGCGCCAAGGCAATGGACTACGCCGAGAAGATCGTAGGGCTTGAGGATCTGTACTCCGGTGTGCGCCGACGAGCCTTTGTGTTTGCCATGATGGACCTACTGGATCTACCACAATTCGACTACGACAGGTTCCGCTCAAAGCTCGAGCGCCAGCGTGCTAAGATGCACGACTGCACTTCGTCTGACCAGTACAAGGATCTGATCGAAACGATCTACAACTTCTACACCAGCGACAAGGTAAACCTGCGCTTCGCATAGGCATCAATCTGCCGCCCCGTAAGGCGGCACAAAGCACACAGAACAATGGCAAGAAAAGACACAGGCGTCGTGAACATTCACGGCAAGGAATACAAGACGGTAGCCCTTCGGGTTGCCGAGTTTCGCAACGAGTACACCATCAAGGATGGTTGGGGCATCGTGACATCGCTTGTCCACCATGACGAGGACACGGTTATTATGAGAGCCGAGGTGGTCAACCCATCAGGCATGGTGGTCGGGACTGGTTACGCAGAGGAAAAGCGGTCAGCCAGTCAGATCAACCGCACCTCAGCCATGGAAGTATCGGAGACTAGCAGCATCGGACGCGCACTCGCAGCCGTGGGGCTTGCCGGGACCGAGTACGCTTCTGCCGATGAGGTAGCCAATGCTATACAGCAGCAGTCCTCTAGCCCCAAGCAATCGGGAGGCGGCTACACGTCCGGTGCTAGCGAGAAGCAGGTAGGCTTTGCCAAATCCCTGCTCAAGAACCCCAAGCTGTCAGCCGAGCAACGCCGTGACGGCATGGCGTATCTCGATGGGGATCGCACTGGCAAAGAGGTTAGTGCTTTCATCGACCGGCTCAAAGCCCTGATAGGTGATGAGTGATGGCAAACGCATGGAGATCACAAAGAACAGTCGGCATTGCAGAAGCCCTAAAGAGCTTTCGGGCTAAGGCATGCAAGCTGGCAACGGGAAAGAACCTAGCTGAGTGGGAGCAGTTGTTTGCCAAGCGCAGAACGGTAGGCATACAGCGCAACCATCTCAACTCTGACAGGATCTTCTACCCATGGAGCAATGCCGACAAGAGGTTCGATACCTACTACGGTTTGCCCAAAAGCGCTTGGGAGCTGGTCGTGATGAAGGTGGATCCATTGCACGATCTGCCCGAGCACTTTCAGGAGGCTGTCGACATGGATTCGATGCCCCTGATTATAGCTAGAAAGGATCACATGCGCGACATCCACACACACCTGTACGGTAAGTCCAAGTATCACGAATACGAGATGCCCAAGTGGCTACTGGTCAAGCGCATTAGAAAGCAGTACCTGCAAACCATATAACACACACCCATGACACACATTGCAAAAACCATGACCCTCAGAGACGGCGAGATCAAAACAACAGTCCGCGCCATCAACCATGCACACAGTGCTATCCACAAGGTAGTATCGAAGTATGCTGGCGACATTGACGACGAGACATCCTCCGAGTGCATGATCGCGCTGGCAGAGCTGGAGGCAATAATCCAGCACGTGTTTGGCTCCCTGTCAACATCGAAGACAAAGGAGGTTTCTAAGTGATTACCAATCAAATGATAGACGAAGCCATCGGCGCTGGCAAAAACATACCGACCCCGGAAGAGGTCAAGTTTGTTGTCGCCGGTGTATGCGGAATACCGCAGGATGAGATCGTGGGCAAGAGGAGGTTTCAGGCAGTCGTCACGGCTAGGCACATCGCCATGTGGATATGTGTCTGCCTGAGGCACTTGTCCCTAGCTGATATTGGCAAGAGCTTCGGTGGAAGAGACCACACGACAGTCATACATGCCGCTAGAACCATTGATGGATACCTGAGCATAGCGCTTATGCCTAGCGCAAGTGGAGCTCACCACGAAAGGGAGGTGCTCAAGAATATCAAGGCGTCAGTAGACATTCTGAAAAGCCGTGGATACGACATGATAGACGCGGCAGATCTCATCAACGCAAGACTGAACCGTGGCTAAGCGACAAGACCTAGAGCATCACGAGCAGGTCATCCTGTTTAAATGGCTAGAGCAGTGTGCCGGTGCACACATGCTATGGAACAACATCTTTGCCATACCCAACGGTGGGCACAGGCATGTATCCGTAGCAACGAAGCTGAAGGCAGAGGGTGTCCGGAGAGGCGTGCCGGACATCTTCTGCGCGGCTCCGACCGAGCGACACGCTGGACTGTTTATCGAGATGAAGATCAAGCCCAACCGACCGAGCAAGAATCAGAAGGAGTGGCTTGCTAGACTCGAAGATGCTGGGTACAGGACCGAGGTGTGTTACTCATTCGAAGAGGCGCACTCCGTGATAACGTCGCACATGCGACAGGCAATAGAACACTACGACAAAGCACACCAAGACAATGGAAAAGACACAGAACCTGTTTGACCTTACTGCCAACCAGCTGGACATCATGTACCAGCTCGAGGCCCTGCTGGAGGAGACGGCTGGCTATATAGACGTGCGTGCTGATTTCCTGCTGGACGAGCTGAGCCAAGCCGAGGATGACCTGCTTGCCAAGATGGATGCCTACGCCATCGTGATAGCACAGATGGAGCTGGACGCAGAGGCCTACGAAGCCAAGGCGTCCTACCTACGGGGCAAGATGGAGACCATGAGGTCGAGGGCTGGTAGCAAGCGCCGGGTTGTCGACACCCTCAAGTCTAGAATCATCCAATCGATGAAGGCGCTTGGCATGCAGAAGGCAGAGACGCCCAACAAGGTTAGCATGTCCATAAGAAAAGCCAAGGCTCCGGTCATCATCGAGGACGAATCACTAGTCCCTGATGAGTTCAGCAGAATCACCCGAAAACCGGACAAAACAGCCATCGCTCAGGCTCTGCAAGATGGGCTACCATGCGACTTTGCAAAACTTGGAGAGCCTCAGGAGTACGTAGTTTTGCGGTAGCACTACAATTGCCAATTGCCAATTCCTTAGGGTTGGCAAATGGCAAATGCACCTTACCGCCTCAGAGCGTCTCCATCGTTTGGAAGACTACCTGCTGAGACGCCCTGTCCCATGTGAACCGGACCCACCAGCCACCGAGTGGCTTCGGTGGTGCTCCGCGTTCATAGTGGAATCCACCCGCCAAATTGTACTCCTGCTTGTATGTTGATGTACACAGGTGGATCTGCGGCTTGAGAACAACCTTCCCGTAGTCCGTTATTTTCTCGCGGACAATCTCCATGCGCCAGCGCTCGTGTATGTGACCAGTCACAACAATGTCAGCATCGCCGTATATCTCTGCGTTGCGCTGTGAGATAAGTGTTCCGCGAGTGACCCTTCCTCCTCCTCCATGCCCATGGTGATACCGAAGCCATAGCGACTTTCGGTTGCTGTTTGTTTCGTCGACGAACCTGAGCTTGATGTATCCTCCGTATCCACCCACCTGCACATTGCTACCAGCCTCTTTGTTTAGGGTGTAGGCAAAGCGTGCTAGAATATCTGTTTGGTGGTGCTTGATAATAGACGTCTCGTGGTTGCCATGACCAATGACTGCCAGCTGGTGGGCATACGGCTTAAAGAAGTCTACCGCCGTGTTCGGCACATCGTCGAAATACTCTTCCCCACGGTGGATAGAGCGCAGTGCATCCGATGACTTGCGCCGGTCATACTTTCCCTGCATCAGGCAGAAGAAGTCGCCGACATCTATGACGGGTGCGTTCCTCTCTTTTGCTAGATCAAGATGCCTCTTTTGTAGATCCCAGTCAGAGTGCCTGTTGTCCCAGTGGCGGTCTCCGGTTATCAGAAGCCACTGCTCCCATTCGGAATTGGTGTACGTGGCTTCAAATCTAATCTCGTGTGCGTCGGGTCCAAGCCTATCTACGGTCCACATAATCTAATAGGTTTTTGTCCACAATCGCTGTTGAGCAAACAGTGATAGGGAACATGTTTTTTGTGCTGCTGTAGGCTGCAATAGTGAGCTTTCCGTATGTGTGAGCTGGGTGAATCCTAGGACCAGCAAGAGCTATGAGGCGGACTCACGATCCTCCAAGGTGAAAGAGAAAGGGGGGCGAGGTAGTGTGTGTCCTCGTCCCCCTTTTTTCTTTTAGTCCGGGAATGTCGCCATATACTCCGGTGGCGTTTCGATCTCTGTCTCAAAATCTAGAGACTGGAAGATTTCCTTGTTCTGCAGGTATATCCGCATGTAGCCAAGGTCTCTAGCGCGTATGTCGTCAGTGTCCTTCAGCAAGGATTGCGTGTCTACACCCTTGAAGTACCCATCCTCAACGGTTTGTGCCATCTTGGAGGATATGATCTTGTCATCTATCATGTATTCCAAGGTCTGACCCACGTCCCCGTAGTCAAATAGATAGGATATTGCTAGCACGTCCTGATCCAGCTCCATCTGTGCCCGGAGGTACTCCCGGTTTGTCTCTTGGATTTTATTGACAATATCCTCCTCTTCTAACCCCGCCTCCTCTGTTAGGTATCTCTTCAGTTCTGAGGTGGCTGAGGCGCGGATATTCTGATACCTGTTGTACGCCCCCTTGCCAGCAAAAGACCGGTTGAGCTTGGAGATCCTGAATCCAAAGAGCGCGGTCATCTCCCTCGCAAACTGTGCCTCGTCGTCCTTCTTGTTGGCCTCCACCATTCTTCTGATCTGCTTAATAGTGGTGGGGAGGGTGCTAGAGAATATGTGGTCCAGCTGCTTCTCTACAATATCGGCAGCGCTGTCAACGTCTTCGTTGTAGAGAGTGCCACCGCGACCATCAGAGTTGTTAAAAGCCTCAAGAATGGCCGGGACAGCCACTTCCTTGGACACAAATGGGGATATAAGGCCATATATGCTCTCATACATTGCGCCAACGACGTCTCTGGCGTAGTCATCTGGCGTGTACTCCTTTGTATTCTGCTCCCAGTCTCTTCCGAACGCGGTTCTCTTGAGGTTTTTTAAAGCGTCGGCCTGAACGCTGTGGATGTTAAAGAAGCTGGTGTTTGTATATAGGATTTCGTCCCTGCTATTTGGGTTTCTGCCAAGCACCACAAGGTCTGAGTTCTTGTAGTAGTCAGGGCCAAGCCTGCGAAGGGCGCTGTTGTACTCCCACTCGTCCCACATACGCTCCGGCGGCTCATCGCCTCCACCGGAACGACTTAGCGCTAAGTACCAAAGGACAGCCTTCGTCGTTTGCAGCGCTACGGCGTTTGTGGTCACAAGAAGTAACCCGCTAAGCCGAGCCGCCCCGCGCCTAATTCGCGCAGGATTATTTTGCGCCCTGCCCTCTGTTACCTCCTTGAATCCCTGCCTTGCTATCTCGATCCCATTTCTCATCGCCTCAAAGTTAAATGACGGGAAGGCTGCCTGAAACGGGTTAAGCACGCCCCACTTCCTTAAGCCGGGAGAAACCTCGGAATACGTGGGTGTTGTTTTTCTGACTATAGGGGCGGCCTGATCCATGAGCCACTCAATGTCGCCAGCCCTGTCTGGGTATTGCTTGGCGAGGGACTGCATTTCAAGATCGGCTGACATGATCTTGAATATGTTGTCAGAACCTTGGTAGATAGACGAAGCCTTCTCGCCGGTTAACTTGGCGGCAGAGACAACTTGCCCGGCAACACCTTTGCCATCAAGGCCAGAGGATGTTTCGTATAGCTTTCTGATCTCGCTCTCCTCAGTTACTGCTAGCAACCTGCCAAGGTCGCCAGCACGAGCGCTTTCATTCAGAACCCCCCTTTCTGCGAGACCAGTTAGAGCATTCTCTACCGTTGTTTCGATGCCTCCAAACACAATCACATCATCCGGCTTGGCTGTCAACCAAAACTCCTTGTCAGACCCAATGGCATTTTTGAGCTTGCTTCTAGATTTGGTCAGATCCTTGAATCCAGCCTGAGCCGACACTCTGGTGGCTTTAGCAAATCCCCTCGGCACATGCCCGTTTGACACGGGGAATAACACGGCGCTGAGCAAGTTTCTTATTTGAGTTGGGACCGACAGCACGAGCAAGCCAAACTTCACAACAGCGTTTGACTTGAGGGCGATCTTGTGCAGCGCACCCATATCCTCATTTGCCCCGAAGTGATACCTAAGCATGTCATAGATTTCTGCATCTATGACGTACCCATCAAGCGGCGCAAATGCCGGGTTGTCATCTTTTGAAATCCTAACCCCTCCTTCCATTGACTCGGACAGCGCCCTTTCTGGAGACATGAGAACATCCGGACCCAGCGTTTCCTTCATGGTCAAGAGCAAGTCTGTAACCAGAAGCAAATCAGACTGCTTGACAATGGTGTTTACCCATCTAGCTTCGGGCGAATCGTATTCTCCAAGAAGAAACCGCTCCCAGTCCTTCAGAGTTTTTCTTCTCTTGAGTATGCCGAGATCGCGCTTTAGCGCATTAGCCTTTTTGCTCTTAGGGTCTCCGCTATATACACCAAGGAAAGCATCTACTCTCTCGTTTACACTCTGCCCATAGGGGTCTATGGCCTTTTCCATTGCGGCCCTATGCTTCCTGAATATGGCCTTCCATTTGGACCCCTTCTTCATTGGCATGGTTACAACCTGTACGCCATACTTCTCCTTGTACTCCTTTTCTGCCGCACGTCTAGCCTCGATTGTTACCAGCCTGCGCTTTTCCACAGATCGAAGCTGATTCATAGCGCTGACAACCTCGGTGTCGCCAGCGGCCTCTGCATCCTTTACGATCTGAGCCCAGTCACTCTCTGCATGGGCACGGAACGCTCGCGTCAGGTATACGCCCGTATTTTCCTGAAATACAGCAACAAGTTTTTCGTCAATCTGCCCCTGCTCGATTAGTCTAATAGTCAGGCTGTCCACCATGCCGCGCAGATTCGTTGCCTGCTTTTGCACCGACTCAGGAAGATCAAGAAGTGCCTCCTGCTCCCCACCCAAAAACCTATTTAGCGCGTCCCGTTGCTGCGGGGTCACTTTGTCATAGCCGCCGTTAGACTCTGCAAAGGACGCATCTAGCTTGGCCAGCGCCAGCTTGATGCGAACCATATTGCTCATTTTCCGACCCCTCGCCATAACGGAAATAGCGTAGGCCTCCTTGGACCTGCGGGCAATTGACCCTCCGGGCAAAACGAAGTCCCACCCAAGTTTCTTTAGGCGCTGCCGCCACGTTTTTTTAGTGCTACACGTTGCTGGCATTATTTACATGTGCTAGAGTTTGCCAATCTTGCGGCAAGCTGCTTCGCCTCCGCAAACATAGACCTAAAAGAGGAGTAGCCCACACCGTTATCGCGTCTCGTTGTTGCCTCTGCGCCAAGCGCGGCTATTACTTGGGTTTCTGTTGTTGCCCCTGCACTGCTTGCCGGAGCAGGGAGCGCAGCTCCGAAGACACTCGGGGCCTGCTGAGGTGCGAACGCACCTTGGCCTGCTTGTCGGTCGAAGAGCTCGTCTGCTTGTTTTCGTATTTCATTGGACAGCCTAATTCTGTCGGAGGTTGTTATATCCTGCTCGGAAAGATAAGAAACGGCCTCTGGGAATGATGTCGTTTGGCCCAGACCCATAAGCATAACATCGTCTGCCATTGCTTCTAGCTCGGCATAGGTGGCTTGGTTCATGTCCACCCCTGTTCTCGAAAGGAATGTAGACGCTATTGCCGGAAGGTCTTCACTGAGCTGTGCATTTTGATACAGCGGACTATTGCGAACGCGGTCCCACTGGCGCTGCTCCATGGATGACGGAGCCTTGCCGGTGAGTTCGGTGTATCTGCTAGACAGCTTCTGATATGCTTCTGACTGAGTGCCCTGCTCTCTGGCAATAACCATAGCATCTAGCACTTCATACCTGTTCTGGCTGTGAACCGCGACGTGATCCAGCGACTGATCCAGCGTGGCCCCGGCTGGAATAGTGTCTACAACAGATCCGGAGTAGAGGGCATCAGACATCTTGCCCCGAAGTATAATTGGATTCTGGTTTGCCGCATCCGGAATACCCATCCTGTCTGCCATGTCCACCAGATCGACATCGCTAATCTGCGACATCTCTGCGTCTGGGGCGAATTGGCGGGTGGGCATATATATAGGTGGGCGCTGAACCTGAGCATCTAGGCCCCTAGATACCGCATGGTCGAAAGCCGCTGCAACAACTATCGCGGACGCCTGCGGGTCGCTGCCAGCAGAAACTATTTCCTGATCCGACTTGGCGGCCATCTTCTGGTACACGTCAGCGTACCTAACTCTAGCAGACACGGACGCCGTTGGGCCGGGTGGGGCATACTGGCCCTGAATCTTGTCTACCTCTTGCCTCTGCAGCGCCTGACCCTGTTCATACGACTCAACCATAACGCCGTCTCCCGCCTTGTATGGAGATGCGTTTTCTGGGTCGTAAACCATAAACACTACATCTGGGCGACCACCATTGTAGTCCCCAAACAGGTCATAGTCCCACCCCGGAGGCTTGTAATCGTCATTAAAGGCAACCCTAGCAACGGCTCTGAATCCAGACCGGGCATACAAAATCGGCAGCACAGTGTCGTATGCGTCTAGGTGCGTGCCCCCATTCGCTACAGCCGCATTAAGTCCATACCTGACAAAGCCTTTGTTGCTTTCGCCAGAAGAAAAGACCGATACAATGTCTCCGTCAGGCTTTACGGCCACGCCAGCCTGAGAGTCTTCACTAACAAAAACCTTAATGCCAGAGTAGTCATCGTATACGTCAACAGCCACGCGATAGGGGTTGGCCTCTAGCGCGGAAACCATGGACGACCTGAAGTAGGCTGGCCCCTCCTCTTCAGACAGCTCAAGAACTCTCCTTGTCTCTTTGCCCTGCGGCGTGATGCTATAATCTGTCTTTACCGCAGATGTCTCATCGCCCCTGCTTACAAGTTGAAGGCTTCCACCATCCTCAACTGTGCCTCCGACATCTTCTGCTTGTCCTTCTCCCACCCCTCCTCGTCGAACCTGAATGGCGGGAACGGCCTCTTCTGCGGCTGGCTCTCCTGCTGCTTCTGGGGTTGCGGCTGGCTCTGCTGCTGGCTCTGCTGCTGTTTCGGATCCATCTTTGATAACCTTTTTTTGTGTGCTTAGTTGCTCATACTCCAATGCGGCAGGAGAGCCAGCCGCAGAAG